TATCTCTCAAATTATCATAACACGCTGATATTTTATTTACAACTTTTATTCATAAATCCGAACTATTGGCTCATATATATACAGCAGCAATCAGGGCAAAGCTCTCTGTGCAGCGGATAAAGGGCATCCCAATAAAGAAAACATTCGCATATTTTAACAAAGCCTTATTCTGGAGACAGCCGTTAAGCGTCACTATCTAACCCCAAAAATCATCAGGAATATCCGAAAAACGTTGATTTTAAGGGCTTTCTAGGTATCATTTATGACTATGTAAAATTTATCGCATTTATGCAAAACTTGTCCAATGGTGGCAAATCGGTGGCAATGCCACCCACGCGGTATCGGTATAATCCTAGGTCAACTACACACGGAGTTTTTACAGGAGGTAATAAAAATGAAGAAAATCGAAGGTTTATATCGCAGCTACTGCCACGAAAGAGAACTGGAAATGCAGGAGTACCACACAGGAGGGAACAGGATGAAAGAATTGCAGGAATTTTTGAAAAGCAAGCTCAATGCGGAAGATTATTTCACTGCGGAAGAATTGCTGAATGATTTGATTGCCGAGACGGAAGAAAAAGGCTTTGCCGCAGGTGCAAAATATACCGCCGGTCTTGGGAAGGAATTGTTTGCGGAATAAAAATTTGCCCCTCGAAAGAGGGGCTTTTCAGTGAAAATTTTAATCAAATTCTATTTAAATTTAATCAAATTCTATTTATTTTCGCTTAAACTTTCAAAATTTTATAGAATTACTGTAAGTATACTTATCATTTCTTCGTCAGCACAGCCACGCTACCTTTACTGGTAACACTATACCCGATAGCATCCGCCACATCCCGAATCTTGATATAATTTGTCCCATCCTTCAGGATCCGTTCCACCGTATACTCTTTCCCATTGATAATCATTTTGCATTTTTCTACCACTTCATCATCCCTCATTTCGTATTGAAATACATCCTCGACAACAAACCAATGTGTGAATTTATTGCACCGTAGCGGGACTTCTCGCACGCCGTAGGCACTGCCATCCGCCGCCACATAATACGGGTGTCCATTTCGCATCCCGGTGTATACCCCGATATGCCCCTGCATCCAGACCAACGCCCCAATGGGTGCATTTTCAATGGTGGAAATGGGGTTGATTTTGGTTGCCCTCGCCTTCCACTGGCCCGAACCGAGCGTCACGCCGCACGCCCAAGAAATCAGACCGCTGCAATCCACGCAGACCCTGCCGATTTTATCCCTGTCACTCAGCCAGACCATTTTCCCGTAGGTGTTTTTCAGAAATTTATAGTTCTGCTCCGTCATAACCTTGCCCTTCATGCCGTAGACATACGGTGTGCCGATTTTGGAACGACAGAAGGCTACCAATTCTTTGCCCGTCATTTTTTTCGCCATATAATCACCCCTTTACAAGCTCTCTGACCGTTTTGTTTTCCTTCAGCAGCTTTCGCATTTCCTCCAGTGCCTCATCCACCCACAGGGAGAAGGTATCGAAGGATACCGCCATAGCCAATGCAGGAAATCGCTGGATAAATAAATCGTAGGTCTGCCGCAGCTTCAGCTTGCCTGTGCCGCTGCCTAATTCCGCTTCTGCCTGCGTGACCGCCCACAGCAGCCACTCCTTGACCCTTTCTCTCTGCTCGGATGTTGGCATTTTCAGAAAACGCCCGATGCACACACCGACCATCCCTGCAACCGCCATCAGCGCAACCACCAAATACCAATTTTCCATTAAAAACATCATTCTTTCTCCCTTCTTTCTTTTTTTATATAAAAAGCGCCCGATTTCTCGAACGCTCTTAATCACTTCAACAATTTCACCGCAAAGCTGCTGAATTTTTTCCATTTCCTCACGCTTTGCATAATTTGTAATCTCAGAGGATATTGTCAAATATTTTTCATCAAATTTTATCAGCATATTAAAACCTCCCTTAAATCATCTTGCTTACCAAAGTTACCAGTGCCAAAACCAAGCCCATCAAAAAGATAAAATGTACCATTAGCTTAAAAATATCTTTTTTCATATTGCACCGTTGGAGTTTTTCATGTATTATTACTGATAGAAGGTTGGGCTTTCGCCCCTCCCTCTATGTAATGAGTTTGATTAGGATTAAAACCCATCCTACCAATGAGATTATCCTAATCATGAGCTTTTCAAGTTGTTCCACCAGCTTGATTAGCTCTTTTATTTTGTCCTCCCGCTTTATTTTTTGATATTTCTCAAAATCACATATATAGAAAGTCCAATGCTCACCGCCAGCAAAATATAAATCAATGTATCCATGTCTTGACACCTCTCATTCCTTCTGCTATTTTTATTATGAGGGGAGGTTTCCCTCCCCTTTCCTCTAACCAGTCAGCTTATCTATCAAGATAAGTATCGCTGTTATGAGGTTTAATATTGCGGCGGTGAGGTTGATTTTGCTTTCGGATTGCTTTGTAACCTTGCCGCTTTTCTTTTGTTTGCTCACTT